TATTCGTTAAATACCTTTTTCATTTTATTGATAATCTCTAACCAACAAGTAGCACACGATGTAGGCTCTCTGCTGATTCCAAAGATTCTATTGTAAATCTTTAAAATTGCATCCTGCTCACTTGGTTTTAGACTGTGCTTATACAATACCTGTGATTCCGTTAAGTAGTTGTATTCGTCTTCAAGTAGGCACTTCGGATTGCGGTAAGGGAATAAAGCATTTAGCTTCTCTTTACGCTCAGTGCATCCGCAGTCTTCTCCTGCAATGAACTCTACTAGTTTTTTAATTCCTGTGGCCTCCGTGATTTGTTCGATTGTATCACCTAAACCTGTTGCTTTTCTTTTTGCCATATTAAATTAATTCAAATTCTTCGTTTAAAAAGTCGGTATAATCTTCGCCTACCGCTTGACGTATTCTTTCTTTGCAGGATTTTATCGTTAAGAAAATAGACTTTAAACTGATGCCAGTCTTGTCTGCTATTTGCCTCATTGCCTTGCCTTCGTCTTTATATATCCTAAAGAGCATTTGGTCGTACCATTCCCAACTGTTTATCTCTGCTTCTATTCTATGATAAATGTTATCTAGTGATTCGTGTTTTAGTGGCTCTAGTTCTGCATCCGGCAAACTATATACCAACTCTATAGATAAGTCATTAGATGCACTTTTGTTGGCTTTAAACGTAGTGTTGCGCAGTAGTATCCACATCAAAGCACGATTTGGTTCTCCGTTTTGTATGATTCTATCGTAGTAGTTGTACTGATCAATCTTTAAGTAGACGTCTTGTACTACATCCTCTGCAAATTCATTGTCACCAAATAAACGGACTATGTTAAGCCATTCCTTGTGATGCTTTGATAAGATAGTTAGTGCGTTCATTGGTTAAATTCTAAACAAATATAAGACTATATTTTAATCAAACAAGTTGCCTACAAAAAAAGCCACTAATTAAAGTGGCTCTAAGTTGTTTAAATAAATCTCTCGGCTTACGTAGTTATCTATCTTGTGTAAAGTTGATAAGGTTACGTCTTTGCCTTGTAGGAAGTTGTTTACTTGGAACTGGTGCATCTTTAGTCCTTTGGCTTTTATGTCTTGGACTATTTGATTTCGTGTTTTTACAAGCAATATCCTATTAAGCTGCTTTCGGAGTGTCAAATCATCAATGTACATTAAAAAGGTAGATCATCGTCAATACTATCACCGATTGGTTTTCGCTCCATTGTTTCAGGTGCAACGTATGGTTCGCTAAATGATGCAGAGAAGAACTTGCCAGCTTTACCTTCTTTTAGCCATAACGCTATTTCCATTTCTTTGCCGTTTACATTTACCTTTCCTTTGTAGTCAGGGTGATTCTCAGCTTTCTTGTTCGTGTTTTTAAAGATAGCTCCTGTGTTTGTTTTGTTTTCCATTATATACTAAAAATTAACTTGATTACTAAAATTATTACTATTGCAGTTACTAATATCATCGTGCTGAGTGCTGCCATATATTCGTCTTCTGGTCTCATTCTTCTTCTTCTTTTACTATTTCTAATTCCCCATCAAAATGATATCCCGTTAACTTCAGCAACTTATCTAAGTGATAAACCAAGTCCTCCAGCGTGACATCATCGTGTCCAAATTCGTAGCTGGCTATGTTGCCGTAGTGTGTGATTTCTATTTTCATTGTTCTTGTTGTTTAATTATTCCGTTTTTAATTAGTTCTTGTTCAAGTAAATATCTCATACAATCTTCCTTGCTACCTTGAAAGTGAACACTCGATTCATCTTCACTTACTACTTGGTAAACATCATCATAAGGATAAAGGCTAACTATCTTCATTGTTCTTGTTATTTAAAGGTTATATACTTTTTCAATTACAAAACAACCATTTAACCTTCCTATTGCTCGTATGGCATCAGATTCTTCCATAAATGATTCAGAATTCATAAAAGAACCCCATTGCTCATTGTATGATAAGTATGTATTATCTACAATATTTTTAATTACATAAAATGTTTTCATTGTTCTTGATTTTTAAATTTCTCATTGTAATATTCAATACCATTCTCAAAGTCTTCTCCCGTCTTTTTGGAGTAGAAGTAGTTGTGTTCACCATCTTCAAATGCTTGAGCAATCTGCTCCTTCTCCATTTCTTTGGCTTGTTCAAATACTGATTCAATATTTTTTGCTAGGATTCTTTGATAAAACCATTCTACTGCTGTTTTCATTGTTCTTGTTTTTTAGTTTACATTTCGTTTTAAGTTATGTGGCAATTTTTACCCCTTATCCTTGCTTGCATTGACATCTGCCTTCAGCTTCTCAATGTAGAGCGTGGCATCCATCAATTCCTCCTGCAGGTGATTAAGCCAATCAATGAGGTTTAAATCAGTTCGTGTTAACATAGTGCCGTACTTCTCTATTCCTCGTTGTGAGCGTTCCGCATACTTTGCAAAAACTGCCATTACTATCGGGTCTTCTATTTGCTGGTTCATAAGAATTTCATTAAGGTATCGTAGTAAACTCTGCAATCTTCAATTCGGTCTTTAATCTGCTCAATAACTGCTTCGTCTTTTTGTACATAGAATACTTTTACTCTGCGGTTCTTTGGGATTTGACTAAATTCGTGTTTGCGTAGAATCTCCTCACGCAAGTCGTAGTCCTCATCAATCTTGTGCAGTTTCCAATGCGCTCTCCTGATCTCATCCTCTACCATATCAATAGGTGTATCAACAAGGCAATAACAAAGCATTGACTGTTGCTTACCAGTTAGCCACATATAACCCTGTAGCTGATAGAAGTAGTCTTTGTTAGGTATCTCGGTATCAAAAAACGGAAAAGTAGTAGCATCCCAAGAGCTTTTTACGTCAAGCAATACCTTCTCCGTGTTTACGTCAGGTGTTCCTGTTATATAATCGTTCTCGAAGTAGTCTTCGTTCTTGTAGATAAATTCTACGTCTAAGACATCGTTGACTAGTGAGATAGATAAATCCTCAACTGCGTTGCCTTTATCCGTGTAACGGCTTGAAAACTCCTTGCGGATGCCGTATTTCTCTTGTAGCACAAGTTCGTGGATGTATGTTTTAGCAGTTTGACTGATTAGTTCCGTTTTTGAGCGTGGTGTTGCCATTATTTTACCTATGGCAGAACATCGAATCTTGAGAGCTTTCATAGTGCGTTAAGCATATCAATTTGACCTTCAGTTAATGCAAACGATGATTCGAGTTTCTCTCTTGTAAATTCACCTTTGGCAATTGCTTGTACTGCTGCACTAAATCGCTTCTGATCAATCGCTGGCAATTTCTTTTCAGTCTTTACTTGCTCACCTGATGCATCCGTGTCTTTGTCCGTTACTAAACCAAGTGCTGCGCTCAAAGCATAGCGGCGGTAATAAGTTACACCTGAGCCAAAACCTTGATAGTCATTCATACCCTTGAGTTGAACGTAAGGAATCATACAAACCGATTCCATAAACTCACCGCTCTCGTGAAAGATAACCGTCTTGAGGCAGTTTTGTCCTTCTTGGTTTGTAAGTTGTTGTGTGAATCCTAGTCCGTGTTTCTTTAGCAACGGGTTTATCTTGTCAAAGATAGCAGGTAAATCTGCGTAGGAATAGCCATAACCTTGTGTGGCTTTGTGGATGACTGGCACTTCTTGCTGAAATGCTGCCAAACTTTTAAATAAATTTTTCATAGCGTTTAATTAATTATTTATACAAATATATAACTTATTTCAATTGGTTGTACATTTCTTTATATTTTTTTATCAATTCTTTTAATTCGTCTTTTGTAAACTTTCTTGTTACCCTAGCTCTTGCCTCAAGTTGATTGAATCTTTCAGCTCCTATTTTAGTTAGTAGGTTAACTCTATACTCAATTAGATTACCTGATAAGAAGCTATTGCACCTCTCGCATTGCAGGTGAACATTGTCCTCATCAAAACGTACGTTCCAATGGTTGTTAGCGTTGTAGAAATGTCCAGCATTTTCTTTCTTTGGCTTCTGCTTACAGGATATACATAGTTCGTCTTTATCTCGCTCCCTGATGTATTTGTTGAATACCATTTGTGCAGCCTTTACAATGTCCTGCACAGTCTCTAAATCTGATTGCATTTGCTTTTTCTTCTTCTGCCAGTTCTTTACTTTGGCTTCTTGAACCCAAGCAGCAACGCATATCTTATTCAAGC